CTAAATAATACTCGATCCGCTGGAACGGCGCTTTAAGTCGCGCACCTCCGCCCGTTTTACTGGCTTTTGCATTGTCTTCAAATGCACAGTAGCAATGAGCCAATCCAGGATTTCATCCTTTGCCAAAGGGTCACCATCCTCATAGGGGGTGTATTGCAGTCGCTCCAAGATAGCGGCTTGGCCCATCAGGATAGCCTGCAAATAAGGTGCTAGCTCTTTGGCTGTATCACTCTTCGGGATAGGAAAACCGGTGTGTGCATCAATGTCGGTCATAGTTCGGAGAAGTAAAGATTTCCTCAAACATACGCCTAACACTAACAACACTAACCCCTTCAGAATGAAGACCGCGAAAATCCCCCCACCCACGAGCATCCGCGACCTGATGCCCGACAATTACACGGTAGAGCTAGCCAAGCGCACGGGCAGCAAGAACGTGTCGAACCTCTCGCAAATCGTGCGCCTGGAGCACACGGCGAGCAAGTACTGGCCCGCCGTGCTGGCGCTGGCCGAGGCCACCAACCCCACCGGCTACGCCACCTGGGCCGCCGCCAACCCCGACAAGCTGCCCCCCCTGCTGCAAGTCGCCTAGTCACCCACTCTCCCCCTTTCACACCCCTCCCCTTTCCAGTTGACACCTATGGAAAAGCCGTTGCTACCCCCGCTTGCCTCCGCCCTGAAGGGCGAGAAACCGCTCTCGCTCGCCGAGGGCTTTGCCGAGGGCGATTTGCTCCACCTCAAGGCCCCGCTGCTGGGCCGCCCCAAGGGCACGGTATTGCCCGTGCTGGGCTACTGCCTCTGCCTCGATGCCCAGGGCCAGCCTTATGCGTTGCGGGCCTACGTACCGCTGAGCCCCGAAGGCGGCACCACCTACGCCGGCCGCGAGGCGGCGCGCTTCCCCGAGCCCGGCCAGCGGGAGCGCTGGCTGGGCGGCGTGCAGATGCGCTTCTCGGAGCTCGACCTCACCGACCACGCCCACGAGCTGGCCATTGAGCGCCGCCGCGAGGCCCTGGTGGTGCAGATGTACCCCGAGCGCCAGCAGCACCGCCTGGCCGCCTAACGCTTCTTTTTCTTCTTGTCCATGAACGGCATTACCATCATCGTTCCCAGGGAAGCCTTTGTCGAGCTGTTTGGGCCGGACATGGCCAGGCAGGCCACCGACTACCTGCACACGCTCACGGCCCCCGAGCCCGACCCCTGGCTGACCATCCCCGAAGCCGCCGCGCACGCCCACATGACCGAGGGCCACATGCGCCTGCTGGTGCTGGGCCGCCCCTACCGGGCCGCCAGCGGCAGCCAGCCCGAGCGGCCGGCCGTGGCCCCGAAAATACCCCGGGGCGACACCGGCTTTGCCAAGGGGGCCAGGGTGCGCAAGTCGGCCGTGGATGCCTACCTCACCCGCCACGACTACCGCTAAGCCACAAAAAAACCGGTCGGGGGTGCAACCCCGGCCGGCCAATTTCTCAAACGAGTTTCTCACAAAACGCCTGCGGGCACAAAGATAATGACCATGTTCCCTTCCTCTTCCGCCGTAGTGACCCCGCTGGCCGACCTGGCCCAGCAAGTAGGCCAGCTCTGCGCCGCGCCCACGCCCGCCGCCGCGGCCCCCGTTGCTATTGATGGCACGGTGTATCAAACGAGCAACTACGACCTGTTTCACCTGCTGCCCGAGAACCGGCCCGTCGACCCCGGCCACGTGCGCAAGCTGGTGGCCATGATTACGCAGAGCAACCTGCTGCACATCAAGCCCCTCGACGTGACGGCCGAGCTGGGCGTGATTGACGGGCAGCACCGGCTGGCCGCCGCCCGCGAGCTGGGCCTGCCCGTGTACTACAAGATTGGCCGGCAGCTGAGCGAGGCCGACATCACCACCCTCAACGTGGCCCAGAAGAACTGGCAGGGCCCCGACTACCTGCACTTCTGGACCGTGAAGGGCCGCCCCGACTACGTGGCCCTGACCCGGTTCTGGGAGCGCCACCCCAGCCTGAGCTTTTCCAACGCCAAGATGATGCTGGGCGGCTCGACCAACAACCGGGCGCAGGAGTTTCGGGCCGGCACCTGGAAGGCCAGCGAGCAAGCCTACAAGGGCGAGCAGGCCGCCGTGCTGGTCGAGCGGGTAGCGGCCGAGACGCCCTTCAAGCAGGCCATGCACACGGGCTTCGTGGCCGCCGTGTACCACTGCATCGCCCACGTGGAGGGCTTCGATACCAAGGTGTTTCTGGACAAGATTCTCAAGCAGCCCCGCACCCTGGTGCCCTGCGCCAGCCACAAGCAGTATCTGGCCCTGTTCGACGAGCTCTACAACTACCAAACCCGCGCCGAAAACCGGGTGCGCTTCTTCTAATGACGACCCGAGCCCAACAAGATGCGCGCCACCGGGAGGTGGTACGCGCCTACTACGCCACCGGCGACGAAGCCCCGCTGGGGCCGATGCTGGCCGAGCTGCGCCCGCGCCTGCTGGACTTTCTCAACGGCAAGGGAGTACACGAGCCACAACGCCGGGCCGACCTTGTGCAGGAAGCCTTGGTGGTTATTCTTACCGACCTACGGGCGCATAAGTATGCGGCTACGGGTTCCGTCACATCTTGGGCCATGTCCATTTGCTGGCACCGCTTCGCCGATAGCTACAACAGTAAGAAGCACTTGCCCAGCCAGCCCGGCCTCGACGAAGACCCGTTTCTACTGCTGGCGACGGCCCTAGCCACCCCGGCCGAGGACTTGCCCAGCAGCCAGGAAGACGAGCAGCGCGCCGGGGCGGTGGTAGCCGCCGCCACCCACGCCGTGCTGGGCCTCGACCCCACCGCCCGCGTGTGCGTGCTGCTGCACTACTACCAGGGCCTGAGCGAGCCCGCCGCGGCTGCCCAGCTCGGCATTGCCGAAACCACTTTCCGGGCGCGCCTGCGCCGGGGCCTCGCCGACCTGCGGGCCTGGGGCAGCCGCCACCGGCACCTGGCCCCCGCCCCTGATGTGTACGCCGCCCTGCTGCGCGTGAGCAGCGGCGATTTATTCCGCGAGCCGCTGTGCCTGGCTAGCTAGGCAACGGGCTATTACTCCCTTGCCTTATGAATTACATCGCGCTCATCAATCAATTCTGGCAATTGCGACGGGAAGTGACTTTTTCGAGTACCGAGGCCGACTTGTATTTCTACTTGCTAGATATCTCGAATGGCCGCAACTGGAAGAATCCTTTTCAGCAATCCAACTCGCTTATCTGTGCGACCATCGGGGTTTCAGAGAAACCACTGATTACGGCTCGCAACCGACTAAAGCAGCACGGTCTGATTGATTTTACGCCCGGTGTCAAACGCTCGCCTTCTACCTACAAACTGCTCTTACTGGAAAATACCCTGGAAAATCTCCACCCTAATCGGGGGGAATACGACAGTAAAAGCGGCAGTGAATCCGGCAGTGAATGCGACAGCCTTTCCGGCGAAAACCCTCCAGACATAAATAAACATAAACTAAAAGAAGAAGGGAGTACGGCTAGCGCCGCCCCATCCACTTCAAGGTTAGAAGCTGATTCGGTAGGTGAGCCCAAACCGGAACAACCGGCCTCGCTACCGGCCACCAAGTCGACTCGCAGCAAAAAGAAACCCACGGCCACCGTCGATGAGGTAGCCGCCCTGCCCCTGCCCCACCCCGGCGAGGCATTCGCCAGGCTTTGGGCCACGTTCCGGGCCGGCCCCAAGCAAACCCCTAAGCCGCTCAGCGCGCTGGAATTGATGCTTACCAAGCTCGGCAACAAGCCCGAGGGCTTCGCCATCGTGATGCTGGAAGCGGCCATCCAGGGCAATTGGTCGGGCGTCGAAAACGGCGGCACGGCCAAAGCCTTCGAGGAATGGCAGGCCGCCCAGGCCCGCCAACCCGCGCCGCCTGCTACCTCGCCCACCTTCGACCCTGATGCCCTGTTCGGCTACGCCCAATCGGCCAGCGACGGCCTGGCCCAGGCCCGCAACAGCCCCGAGTACCAGCAATACCTGGCCGAGCAAGCCACTGAGCAGCCCGCCCTGCAATCCGCCGCTTAACTCCCTTTCCCTATGCCAGCTACTTCCCTCCCCCTGTTGCTGCCAGCCGTGGACCTCTCCCCCGTGGAGGTCGCGTACGAGGCTAGCGGCAAAGACTTAGAGCAGGCGCTGCTCCCGCTTTTCGTCTACTGCGAGAAGACCCAGGGCCGCCCCGAACTCTCCGACTACCAATTTCAGCACCTGGCCAAGATTCGCACCGCCCTCGATGCCGTGGCCGCCTTCGGTGCCCAGGTCGAGCAGCTACTGCAAGCCCAGCAGGCCAACGTGCAGGCCCTCAACCGCCAGCTGCACTACGTCTACTCCGACAAGCCCCAGACGCTGGAGAAAGCTATGCAGGTCGATTGGGAGAGCATTGCCCTGAACCTGCTCGACCGCCTGCGCGACCCGAACGCCGCCCCCCTTTCGCCGCTCGTGGTGCGCCTGCGCAGCCTGCCGGCTTTCGAGGACAGCCTCGCCCGGCTCGACTCCCCGCTTGAAGTGCGCCAGCAGCTGGCCGCCATCACCTCCCACCACCTGCCCCCACCCATCCTCACTGCCCATGCCGCCTAATCTGCAACGCTTTACTTCCGAGGCCGCCCACCGGGCTGCCCCCGGCACGCCCGAACGCCGCCCGCCGGCCGAGGCCCTGCTCACGGCCCAGGCCGTGTGGAAGGAGCTCAAGAACGCCTGGTTCAACGAAGACCCCAACGGCCTGCCCACGCACTTCCCCACCCTGGCCCCCTATTGGTCGTGGCTGCCCGACGAGGTGACGCTCGTTACGGGCTGGCCGGGCCACGGCAAAAGCGAGTTCATGCTCCAGCTCATGCTCACCAAAAGCGTGTACGAGGGCTGGAAGTGGGCGCTTTACGTGCCGGAGAACATGCCGGCTCGCCGCATTATCACCAAGCTCGTGCAGAGCTACGTGGGCCAGACGGCCAACCCCAAAAGCCCGAGCCGCATGAGCTTCGCCCAGTTTGAGGACGCCTCGCAGTGGGTACTGGCTCACTTCCACCTCATCAACCCCCGCCAGGCTACCACCCTGGCCGAGCTGCTGCCGGTGCTACGCCACGCCGTAGCTACCCACCAGGTGCAGGGCTGCCTCATCGACCCCTGGAACGCGCTGTCGGGCAACCTGCGCGACTTCGGCGGCCGTGAGGACGAGATGCTCAAGAGCCAGCTCAACGAGCTGCTCGACTTCGCCGAAGACCATCACCAATGCGTGGTGGTATGTGCCCACCCATCGGGGGATGCGCGCACCAAGGACAAGGAGATGAACCTGAAAGTACCCGACCAATACAGCGTAAGCGGGGGCCGCATGTGGGCCAACAAGGTCGATAACTTCCTGGTGGTACACCGCCCCTACGCCGACGACGACCCCAGCAACACGGCCGTGGACTTCTACGCCCGTAAAATCAAGCAGGAAGGTCTCGTGGGCATGAAGACCCCCAAGGAAGGGGTACGCCTCACCTTCGAGCGCGGCACCTCCCGCTACCTGGACCCCAAGCTTGGCCACGCCCCCCTCGACGTGAAGGCCCGGCAGCGCTACGCCCAGACGGGCACCAACGAGGTACTGCCCGTCACCCAGGGCACTATGCCGCTGCGCACCGCTAGCCCCACCGAGTTCGACAACTGGCACCCCCACGGTAAACCCATCACCCTGCCCACCGCATGAGCTGCCCCCACCTGCACCCCGACACCCTGGCCGCCTGCACCCAGGCCGCCCACGGCTACGACCCGGCCTGCTACTGCGTCATTCACTGGAGCTACCGCGACGCCCCGCCCGGCCGCAAGTACCTCCACCACCCCAGCAAGTGGCTCGGAGCCACCGTGTACCGCTCCCTGCCCGAAGGCACGCCCGACCGCTGGGTGCTGGGCGTCGCCGCCGACACCGGCCCCGACCTGCTGCGCTCGCTGCAAGAGGAGCTGACTGCCGTCGCCCAGGGCCAGCGGCCCGACCCCTCGCTGCTGGCCAGCGCCACCTATTGCCACGCCGTGCGCAACGCCATCGCCCACCCATTGCTACCGGCCCGGCAGCTCATCCGCAGCCTGCGCGAGCTGGCCGCCCGGCTACCCCACTACGAGGCCGAGGCCCTGGCTACCGCCCTGGAGGCCGCCATCGACGAGCGCACCAGCCAGGCCCACCGCCCGCCCAAGGGTGGGGGCTGGATTGCCTCGCAGCCCCGCACTAGCTACGAGGCCCCCGCTTTGCACTACGACTGATACCGCCGCCCATCGCACCGGTGGGCGGCTACTGGCCTTTCGTAAACACAAGCGTCGTGTAGGCCACATCCGCGTTCGTGAATCCTGGAATGGTAGCCTGCACCCGATACCCCTGCTGGTAAAGCTTGCTTAAGGTGTCCAGGTAACCCTTAGAGGCCCGCTCCCTCTTCTCCCCAATCCGGCTATCCCACTTGAAATCTATCTGCTCTGGTTCCTGACCCGCCCGCTCTACCGTCAGGTACGTGCGGCCATTATACTCCATCACCCGCACTACAACGATATCTGCCCCACCCGTCTGCGCCTTCACCGGAGAAGAAGCCAACGCCACCAAACAGGCCCCTAAGAATACAAGCTTTTTCATGACCACGAATATACCCTCACAGCAAGCCTGCTACTGCTACGAGATTATACAGCAGCGCATCTCTCCCGGCGCTGCCACTACCCACCAACGGACCCCGCCCAGGACACCAGGCTCCAACTAGCCCGCGCCGGCCTCAATAATATAAGCACCAGAATAGAAGCCCGGACAATAGCAAACACCCCAGCCCCATGATAATCCACGATGCGGAGCGCTCCTCCTTGCTCATCGACCAAATGCCGCGCACAAGCAGCACTAGCCCCACGCCGGGTAGCAGGATACAAACCGTCAGCGCCAGCAGCAGCCCGGGCCAGATAGGACCGGAAATAATGGGGGAAAGCACCAGTGTTCGCAGCATACTTCAAAAGTAGCCCATGAGCCCCTACAACGCCCCCGCCGTGTCAGCTGGCGAGATAGCCGACTACCTCGACCAACTGCGCCTAGAAGTTACCCCATTACCCCAGCCAAGAGTATCAGCCATAAGGTCGGTCAGCATTACCGATGAGTACGCTTATGGCAATTATCCAGCAGCTAGCGACAATAATCAGCAACACGATTAGCCCGGTAGGAAGTGGCTTTTTCGTCCTGAACCTCACGAAATGCACCAACAGCCAGATAAGGGCGGGTGGGGTCAAACTAGACATGAGTCCTACTAAAAGCATACGTCAAAAGTAATGCCCCGCACCGCTGCCAAAGTCGACGCCAACCAGCCCGCCATCGTGAAAGCGTTGCGGGCTATTGGTGCTACTGTTCTGCACACCCACCAGCTCAAGAACTGCTTCGATATCCTCGTCGGCTACCGCAACCGCACCTTCCTGATGGAAATCAAGGCCACCGAAAAGGACAAGCTCACCCCCGGCGAAGCCGAATTCAAGGCCAGCTGGCGCGGCTCGCCCTACCACATCGTGTACACGCCCGAGCAGGCCATCCGCATCATCACTACCACCCCCTGATTTTCTGCCTCATGTCTGCGCCCTTAGCCCCCGCTCACCTGGCCCAGCCCAACCAGGTACCGCCTACCTCCCTGATGCCTACGCTCAGCATTACGCCCCAGGGCGTGCTGCACCTGCACGCTGGCCTGCGCGAGCGGCTGAGCCTGCGCTACGGCCAACCCATCAACCTTGTGCCGCCCATCTATGGCAGCTACTGGTGGTACCTGGACCTGCGCGAAGATGCGCCCCGCCCAGCGCGCGGCTGTCGGGTGCTCTGGGGCGATGACCAACGCATGCGGGCCAAGGGCATCATCCTGCCGCCGGGCCTCGTCACCTCCACGCTGACGCTGCACCTGCATACCGATGAACCCAAGTACCCCCACTACTACCCTTTGCTGCCCGAAGATGCCTTCACTCCCAAAGCCCGTTAGACGCCCCTGGCAGCCGGCCCCCGCCAAGCGGGAGTACGCGCCCCACGCCGCCCGCGACAGCCGCTACGACACGGCCCGCTGGCAGGCCGCCCGCAAAGCGCAGATAGCCCGCTGCCCGTGCTGCGCGGTGTGCACCAGCCAGGGGCGCACCACCCCCGCCACGGTCACCGACCACATTACCCCGGTGAGGCTGGGCGGTGACTTCTGGGACACGCGCAACTATCAGAGCCTGTGCCAGGCCTGCCACCAGGCCAAGAGTGCGGCTGAGCGCCTGAAAACGCCCGACAGGGGGTAGGGGCTCTAAGTCTTCAGGCGTCAGCACCTCTACACCGTAGCCCAACGTCAAATTTTTACGCCGTCAGGTTAGACAGGTTTTTCATTAATTGTATTTTACCGCTATCACCCATGCCAGGCCCCGCACCTAAGCCCGCACGCCAGAAACGGCTGGAAGGCACCCACCGCAAGGACCGGGAGGCACCTAATGCGCTGGATTTTAATCCAGCTACCGACTTGCCCGCCCCACCCGACGACCTACGACCGGAGCCGGCCCGGCAGTGCTGGGAAGTGTGCGCGAAGGAGTTGCACGCCAAGGGCCTACTGGCCACAGTAGACCTGGCGCTACTGCGGGCCTACTGCTACCAGGTGGCCTTGATGCTGGAAGCGGAGGAAGAACTTGAAATGAATGGCAAGACTGAAACCCGTCACACCGCCAACGGCTCGCATTCGGTGCGCTCGCCTTGGGTGGCCATCCTCGCCGATGCTACGGAGAAGGTCAACAAGCTGGGCCAGCAGTTCGGGTTCAGCCCCGCCAGCCGCACGCGCATCAGCGCCCCACAAAAACCTGAATCCGACGATAAAAGCGGCTTCGCCGTGTTTCGCAAATGAGCCGTAATTACATCGCTATCGCCAACCAATACATCAAGGACGTGCTCAGCGGTCAGGTGCTGGCCTGCGAGCTCGTGCGGCTGGCCTGTCAGCGGCAGCGCAATGATTTGCAGCGGGCCAGCACGGCCGATTTTCCCTACTGGTTCGATGAGGCCCAGGCCGCCCGGCCCTGCGCCTTTATTGAACTGCTGCCGCATATCGAGGGTGAGTGGGCCAAGAAGAAACTGAAGCTCGTGCTGGAGCCCTGGCAGATATTTATCATTACCTGCCTGTTTGGGTGGGTAAAAGAGGACGGTAACCGGCGTTTCGTCAAGGCCTACATCGAGGTTGCCAAAAAGAACGGCAAGAGCGCCCTAGCCTCGGGCCTGGCACTGTACATGCTGACCGCCGACGGCGAGGAAGGCCCGCAGGTCTATTCGGGGGCCACCCGCCGCGAGCAGGCCGCCATCACCTGGGAGGTAAGCCGCAAGATGGTAGAGAAATCGCCGGACTTGCAGCGCGAGCTCGGGGTAAAAGTCAGCGCCAACACCATCTACTGCGAGCTGAACGGCGGCTTTTACCGCGCCCTCAGCAAGGAAAAGGGTGGCAACCAGGATGGCATCAACACGCATTTCGGCCTGGCCGACGAGCTGCACGCCCACCCCAAGCCCGACCTGGTGGAAAACATGGAAACCAGTATGGCCGCCCGGGCGCAGGCCATGCTGTTTCAGATTACTACGGCCGGCTTTAACATGGCGGGCGTGTGCTTCAATACCCGGGCGCTGTGCGTCAAAATTCTAAAAGAGGTGGTCGATGCCGAGCATTACTTCGCCATCGTCTTCACCATCGACGAGGAAGATGATTGGACCGACCCCGCTGTCTGGCCCAAATCTAACCCGAACTGGGGGGTATCTATTGACCCCAAAAAGTTTGCGGCCGAGGCATCGGAGGCCAAGGCCGACTCGACCAAAGAAGGGTATTTCGTTACTAAGCGCCTGAACGTTTGGCGTAACGCCAAGGCCGCCTGGATGAATATGATTGCCTGGAAAGCGTGCGCCAGCCCAGGCCTGCGGCTCGAAGATTTTGTGGGCGAAGAGTGTTACGTCGGGCTCGACCTAGCCAACTCTACCGACATTGCCGCCTTGGTCTTTATCATTATTCGCGGCAGCAATGTATTCGTTATACCCCGCTTTTACCTGCCCGAGGCCGAGGCCGAAAATGGCGAGGGTGCGCACTATGCGGGCTGGGCCATTGACGGCTACCTGACGCTGACGCCCGGTAACGTAACCGACCAGAACCTGATTCAGGATGAGTTGCGGGCCGCCGCCAGGGTGGTCAACATACGAGGGCTGGCTTACGACCCCTGGCAGGCCAAAAAATTCGCTACCGAGATGGAGCAGGAGGGCATGGAAACCATTGAGTACCGCAACACGGTGCCCAACTTCAGCGCGCCCATGAAATCGGTTTTTGCGATGGTGAAAGACGTGCTCACGCCCGCAGAGAAGCGCAGTGCCAAAAATTACCAGTTGGTGCAC